ATCTTTGCCGCGGTGATGCGCGTAGCCGGTTTTGTTTCCGGGTCAATGATGGTTGAAGTGAGCGTTGAAATTACAAGTGAGCGCAAAGCTTCGGCGGAATGCCATGCTGCCACCTGTTTCGCATGCTCTAACGCTTGTATTTCTAGCTGTATTCGGGCGTCCGCTTTTAGCTTGCTTGCATTTGTTCCTACGGCTTTCGGCGTTCCCTTGGCGTTGTATGCGGTTCTGTATGCATCCGCGCCTGTCATCTCATCCAGTACAAGCGCTTCCGCGAACTTTCTTTGCTTGTGTGTGAGGGCTTGACGGGGAACTCTGAGGACGGAAGCTATTCCCTTATCCTGTATTGCTTCCCTCATTTGTTTCCTACTTGGAGTTTTCATTCTGAGCCGTTGTTCGCTTCGCTCACCGGAGCGCTTCGGCCGCACGATACCAGAACAAAACCAGAAAATCAAAACTATCAAAACCAGGCGCTCGATAGCAACCCTATCGCTCCCAGGCGCTCGATTGATAAATACAATCACACTATGCAATAGATAAGCGCATCAAACCTATTGCATTGATACCGGTTTTCCTTCAGTATTCGCTCAAGCGCTTCACTCCGGAGCGCGTCATTAGGGGAAATTATGACTATCACCGTCACCGTCCGCGATATCTACGGCATTCCGACAATCTATCCGGCTTGCGAAACCGCCAAGCTACTAGCACGGCTAGCCAATACCAAGACACTCACACGGCAAGCGCTCGAAACCATTAAAGCGCTCGGATATACCGTCACCGTTGCCGCTCCGACAATCTAAGGGGAAACATCATGCAAGAAAAAATAATTGATACCGTTTCGCTTGCCTACATTGAAGCCGCCGCTTTCACCGATTTCGGCGCTGATTCTGACATTCCGTCCGATGCCGATTTCGCGCCCGAAGCCGTCACCGCCGCCCGCCAAGCTTGCGCTGATTTCCTACGCGATAACGAGCCGCTAGCGCTTCAATACGTTAACGCCGGGAAAACATGGGACGCATTCGGCCATGATTTATGGTTTACCAGAAATCGGCATGGTGTCGGTTTTTGGGATCGCGGGCTTGGCGATATCGGCGAAGCGCTCACCGAAGCCGCTCACAAAACCGGCGAAACGTGGACATATCAAGGTGATGACGGCTTAGTTTATTTTGGATAAGGGGAAACAAATGAAAAATCCGTTTAAAACTCAATTGCAAGCCGAGCGCTTGCCATACCGCCCGATTCTCGGTGAATCGTCCGCGAAAACCGTCAAGGGTGAAAAGATAGGATATCTAACAGCTATCTGCTACCTAGTACCGGATGAAAAACTCTGCCCCTTCGCGAAGCTTGCCGGTTGTTTCGACGGCTGTCTGAATACAGCCGGAAGGGGCGCTTTCAATAGCACACAAAAAGCCCGAGCCGCGAAAACCGCTTTCTTTCGAAACAATCAACGCGCTTTCATGCTCTCACTTTGCGCTGATATCTGGACACACAAGCGCCGAGCCGAAAAGCTTGGATTGATACCGTTAGTGCGTCCCAATGGCACGTCCGATATCCCTTTCGAAAACATCCAGATTGACGGACGGACGATTTTTCAAATCTTTGCGGACGTGCAATTTTATGATTACACCAAGCACCCGAGCCGCAAGCTTGAGGGGAAAACCGCCGGTAATTACGATTTAACTTATTCATTCTCGGCGCTTACTCCGAAAACGATATCAATCAAGGGTCTTTCAAATACCGCAAATCAGCGGACGGCTGTCGTTTTCCTGAACCGCTCCGAAATACCGGCCGAATTTCGCGGTTGGCCTGTCGTCGACGGTGACGATACGGACGTGCGGCATATTGAGCCCCGCTCGGTTGTCGTTGCGCTTTACGCCAAGGGAAAAGCCAAAGCCGATACAAGCGGCTTTGTTCAAATCAAGGGGAGAGACTATTGATGCGGACGATAACAGCGAAATACGCCGGTTTCTGCGCGGTTACCGGCGCTCGAATCATAGCCGGTGACATTATCCAATGGCAACGCGGCCGCGCTGTACTGTTAAAGCGAAAAGCCGTCCGCATAGATACCGTTACCCTATACGGTGACAATGGTCCTACCGATTTTTACCGCAATAGCCGCGGCCGGTGCATTGACGCGCCGTGCTGCGGTTGCTGCACTATTTGAAAGGGAATTAAACATGAGTTACCAGACAGAATTTCCAGACTTTGTTCTCGACGTCACTATTCCCGACGGCTTTGAAGATCAATCGTGGCATAACGACGCCTGTCCGCGATTCGGCCGTCAATTACCCGATGGCAACTATTTAGTGATATGGGTCGACTTCGCGAATCCGAGCCAACGTGACTATTCGAATTGCCATCGGTTCGCGGTTGACTTGCATGAAGCGGATTTCACCTATCTGGAAACATTGATTCGCTCGGATGATTGGCAAGATATCGTCGACTTCATCACACATTTTGAAGGGGTTTAATCATGCAAAAAAATCAAATGTACGGACACGAACAATTCGTTTGCGTCTGGAATGTTGCAACCGATAAATTCGTCACCGAAATTCACGGCGCTGATTTTTTCAGCCATGACAACGGTTATTCCGACGACGATATAGGGTACGTCACCGATTTATTGATCGGCGAATCAACCGATATATCAGGTCCAACACAAGCGCATTATGTTTTGCGCGTCGCTTGATACAACACACGAATTGTGAAAGGGGATTGACATGAATAAGCTACACGCACACGACACCGAATCATGGCTAGACACAATCTGGTCATCGCTTCACGCATACCGAAACGAGTGCATTCCGGAGGGCAACGCGGATTACGACGAAGAATGGTCCGACATTTGCACGGCTATGGCGTGGATTGAAGAAGAATTAACCGAGCCAGACACCGACGACTACATCAGCTACGACTTCAGAGAGGGGCAAATCGTCGAACTATTCCACGAGCGGCCACAGGCTGCATGGGATATTGACTCTGCGCCCGACACGGTATTGCGGAAGGTAGTTGCTTGGGCTGAAAAGCAAAAAGAGTTTGACGATTATGAAAGGGTGGACGGTGATGTATCCGCCATGGAACAGGTCCGGAAACATATTCCTGCCGACAAGTTAAACAAGTACTTGTCAGAATAACTGCTATCCTGCGCCGATGACTGAACGCAGAATGTTCACCCTGTACCTGATTGAGAATGCTGAAGGTCAGGTCAGGGTGATTTCCGACTACAGCGGCGAAGGTGACCGCTGTCTTGCCCTGGGCGTTGAAATCATGCAATCCCTCGCCACAATCCAGCCCTTCACGCACGGCGATTTAACGCTAGCCATGCCAACGCGTAGCGAGACTGAGCATTGATGCCTGCAAGCTCTGGCTGAAAGCGAACAACCCTACGCGCCGGTGATAATCGTTGGCATCCTCACCCTCAAGATCCGACATCCAGACCGGCCATCCGATATCGGCTGCGGCCTGCTGTCCCGTGCCGCTTTTGTCATTGTCAGCAATCACCAATCCCTGCTCGAGTCCTGCGGCCACCCGCACCATGTTCCCTGCTGAAAAACAGCAATGGATTGTGTACCGATGCTTCATCTGTTTCATGGCCGCCCGAACGGACAGCGCCGTGGCGTAGCCCTCGCAGACAATATTAATTCCCTTGTTGTCAAAGCTGAAGGCCGCACCGGCTGTACGCTGACCGTAAAGAAATTTCTTCGTGCCGTCCTCCCAAATCTGCTGCAAGCCGACCAATGATTTGCCAACGCGCATCGGGATCAGCAACACCGGCTTATTCTCAATGTTTAAGACCGAACCCTGCTCGTCCGGAAAACCCTTTGCTTCTAGGTATGCATGGCTGCGGTAGCCTGATTCATTCAGCATGCGTACTGCCTTGCTGACTGCTTCGGTTGCTAGCTTCTTGCGCTCCTGGTCGGCCTTCGCTTGGCTAATGATGATTGACCGCATGTCGGGAATGTTCACGCGGCTACCCGGCTCCGGCTTCCACAGGCTGACAACGGTGGATGTCGCATGGTTCTGAACAAAGCCGTGGTCACCCATGTATTTGACCGCGCCATTACGCTTCTTCGGGTGATCCTCTGTCGGGTAGCGTTTCCACGATCCGACAGGCGGCAGGTCATTGATGATGATGCCGTGTGATCTAGCAAATTGAATGAAGTCCATCAACCCCTCCCGATTGATCGAAGGAAAGCTTTGAGCTTTTTGTTTACGAATTTCCGTGTGTCCATTGATGGCTCTTGCGGATGGTTGTCAATCAAACCACGCGGCCAGACACCGAAACGGTCCTTGTAGGTGTGCGCAGCTCGGCCCTTGCTCCAGTTTTCATACCGCATCAAGTACTGCATCTGGTTCCAGAACGCCTGCTTGTTTTCTTTGGATGCCGTGCCTGTCAGCTCCACCATCTCACCCTGGACGGCGACCACTTTGTTCTTGCGCTCCCGCACATAGCCGCAGTTATAACAAGTGTCGGAACTCTTCGGCCACAGCGCTGCACACTTCGGGCATTTGCTTTCTTCTTTGATCTTGTCAGTAGGTTCGCGCTTGGCTTTCTCTTTGCCCTCGTCTAGCTGGTCGACGCCCTGCTCGAATACCTCATCCCAATCCTCGCGGAATCGCAGGTAGTTGCCGCCATGGTCCAGCCATACTGCAAATTCCTTGCCCTCGCAGCCGCGCATGACCCTGCCCATCTGTTGGATGTGGGATGACAGGCTCTTCGAGAATGGCCGCGCCGACACACCGATCAGCACATCAGGCACATCAAATCCCTTGGTCAAGATGTCCGTTGCTATCAAGCCGGTGATCTTGGTGTCGGGCTTGCTGAAGTCCTCGATGACCTGCTTCTTCCACTCGTCATCGTCCTTGTAGCTGATGCAGATAAAGTTATGACCCTCTGCCTGAAACTTGCGTGCCAAGTGTGTGCCGTGATCTACACCCGAAGCAAACACGATAGTCTTCACCGGCTTGCCAAAGATCTGATAGGTCTTCGCAATCCATTCCGAAACAACATCACCGGTGATCTTCATGCCGCGTTCGGATGCCTCCTGCTGCGACCATTCACCAGCCACCTTCTTCGCGCCAGACATATCAATTTCTTTTGCGATGAACACACGCAGCGGTACAAGAATCTTCTCGTCGACTAGCTGCTTGGTGGTGACGGTGCTGACTACGTTGTCGTAAACCTTGCCAAGCCCTTTCGTAAACGGCGTGGCAGTCAACCCGATGACTCTGATCTCTGGATTGTTCTTGATGAACTCCATCGTTTGTTCGCGTGTCTGGTGCGCTTCATCCACGATCAGAAGATTCAAACCAGGGAACGAGCCGCGGCGCTCAAGCGTCTGCGCGGAACACACTTGGATGTTTTCGTATGGCCGATAGCGCCAATGACCAGCCTGCATCACGCCGTGGTCGATACTGTATTTTTCTAGCCGCTTGGATGTTTGATCACAGAGGACAACACGATCAAGCAGCATGGCTGCTTTGTTGCCCTTGGCTTTCGTAGCTCGCATCAGCTCGATTGCCATCTCTGTCTTGCCAGCCCCAGTAGGGGCATAAAGTATTTGCGCCCTCTTCCCTTTTGCAAAGCCTTCTCGCAGGGCGATCAACGTCTGCTCTTGATAAGAGCGGAGATTTAGTCCCATCATTTCCCCTTCGCTGCCAGCACTAGCCCGCTGGCTTGGGCATCTGTAATTCTAATCTCTCACCGATCCATTTCATCACCGGCACAGCCATTGAATTTCCTAATGCTTTGTAGCGTGGACCATCAGGAGAATCTATTGCCTTGCGCCACGGTATGTTGGTGTAGTTATCTGGGAATCCTTGCAGCCTCTCACATTCCACCGGAGTCAATCGACGTACGGCCATGCTTGCAGCGTGTACGGCAGCCACCTGATTAGTGATTTCTGTTGACTGCGGACTACGGCTAGGATCGTTGGTGGCGGTCAAAGTCGGAGCCATCGGCAGCGCTACCGCGTGCTTGTCGCCCTTGGTAAGCGTAGGCGCAGGATCTCCCGGCCTACCCACGCCCAACCCATTACCTTTGCCGTCTTGATTGTGTCCACGCTTACCTGAAAATCTTGTGGCTTGATCATGAATAGGTATTGCCTGCAAGATAGGTGTCTGTCCTTCATCAAGCGTGGTGTTAATGCCCTTGTGCATTCGCTGCGTCAGACAGTTGGCTATTCCGTATGGCTGCTCGCAACCTGGTCGAGCGCTTGTCTCAGTTGCTCCGGCAATTTCTTGCCGCGCTTCTCTGCTCGGCGCAGGATCCCCGCGCACGCTTTCGCGCTCAAAAAGAACCTCGGCGGCAGGTCGCCAGTCTCCAAGGTATCCGACAACGAACACACGACGGCGTCGCTGGGCCACTCCGAAGTACTGAGCGTCAAGCGTTCGATAGGCGAACCCATACCCGAGTTCTGCCAACGCCCCAAGGAAGGAACCAAAGTCCCGTCCTCCGCTACTACTGAGGACACCCGGCACGTTTTCCCATACGCACCAACGGGGTCTAAGCCTGTCAAGAATTCCGACATAGGTGAGGGCAAGGTTCCCTCGGGGGTCTTCGAGTCCACGCCGGAGTCCGGCAACGGAAAAAGATTGGCAAGGGGTTCCACCGACCAGAAGGTCAATTGATTCAAGATCCCACTCCTTGTACTTAGTCATGTCACCGTAGTTGCGCACGTCCGGGTAATGGTGCGCAAGCACAGCCGAGGGAAAGGCTTCGATCTCGGAGAAACCCACCGGCTGCCAGCCAAGTGGGTGCCACGCTACCGTTGCAGCCTCAATGCCGGAGCATACCGACAGGTATCTCATCCCTCAATCTTCTTGAGCTTCTTCTGGAGCATGGCAACCTGCTTCATGAGCTGCGCGTTCTCTGCCTGGAACTGATCACGGCTACTCTTCACAGCCTTCAGTTCTATTTCTAACACCCTGATCTGCGAACGAAGGTCTTTGATGATCGACTCGGCTTTCTCTTTCTGTATGTCATCTGTACTTGCCGCCATCGCAACAGCCAGCTTGTCCTGCAACTCCTCGTTCTCTTCGCGCAACTGATCCACCGCGGCCTGCATTGTCTCGCGCTGTAGCTCACGCTCGTCAAACTCGGCCACCGGATCGGCAGGCTTCTGCTGCTTGGGCTGGCGCGGCTTTTGCTTAGTGGCAACGTTGCCACCCTTCAGCTCTTTGCGTAGCTGTCCGACGTAGGTATGACTGACGCCGCAGATCTGAGCAATCTGTCGATCAGACATATCCTGCCACTCAATATCTGTCAGGATAGTGATCACACCCTTGCGTTTGTCCTCGTTGGTTGGCCGCTTGCCGTGCTTGTTGTTGGCGCTGATGCCAAACAAAACTGCGTCGCGCACCGTGCCGTCGCGTGGATCAGTCTGGATTCCCGGCGCTTTGATCCGCTTGCGTGCTAGGTAACGGTGGAAACCGTCGGAAAGCCAATAGTCAGCACCGTCGTAAAACACTACAACTGGCGGAAATTCGACACCCGCCTGCATCATCTCCGCATACTCGGCGACTAGGTTGTCGTCGATCTTGACCCGTGACTGCG